CGGCCACGGCGAGTATTCAACCTGAGTTAGAAAAAATAGAATCGAAGATTGCAAGTCTCACTGATAGTATGAGAGTCGTAAGTGATGAGATGGCTGATAGAAAAGAAGAACTCAATGACAAATGGAGTACAAGAATGAATGAAGTAGAGGGTTTGATTCTTCCACTACTACAAAATTTGGCCAAAGATGGAGATAAAAGAGAATGGATTAGATGGCCAAATAGAACTGATATTCTCAATTCACAAATAGATAAGATTAAATCAGTTACTAGAGGAGACTTTTGATTCAGCTTACAGAAAGAGCAGCTAAGAATTTCAGAAGAATTAGAGAGGATGAAGAATTGAATGAAGAAGTGCCTTTACGAGTGACAGTAAAGGGTGGGGGTTGTGCAGGATACGAGTACGTTCTATCATTTGATGAACCTACTAAGCGCGACTTGACATTTGAATCAAATGGTGTTAAAATAATAACAGACAGAAAAAGTCACATTGTCATAGACGGACTTGAGATTGAGTGGTCAACTGATCTTTCAGCACCTGGCCCTCGATTTCAAAATCCAAAAGCAGTTTCGACTTGTGGTTGTTCTACAAGTTTTTCCGTCAAACCTACAGAGTTTGATAAACCTGTTTGGATGCAAAGTTAGATGGCATATTCAGAGAAGGTAATAGAACACTATGAAAGACCGCGTAATGTTGGGAGTCTGGATTCTGGGAGTGATGATGTCGGTACTGGTCTTGTCGGTGCTCCCGAATGCGGCGACGTAATGAAACTCCAAATCAAGGTTGATGATGGAGGAAAAATTACTGATGCTAAGTTTAAAACTTTTGGGTGTGGTAGCGCAATTGCTGCCAGTTCTCTTGCCACCGATTGGGTTACTGGTAAATCTATAACAGAGGCAGAGGAACTTAGTAACGTAGATATTGTGGAGGAACTTTCATTACCGCCTGTCAAGATTCATTGTTCGGTTCTTGCCGAGGATGCAATCAAAGCAGCGATAGCTGATTATAAATCTAAGAATAATATGGAGTAAGTGATGCCATTACAAACACAAACTGCTAAAGAATTTCATGTAAAGATTGAGGGTATCGTGCAAGATACAAGTATGACTTACATGGATGCTGTTCTATTCTATTGTGAACAAAATGGAATGGAACCAGAGACTGCTGGAGGCTTAATTAATGGTAAGCTCAAGCAGAAGATTCGGGAAGAGGCTGAAGAACTCAACTTCCTTCCGAAGACTGCACGTCTTCCTGTCTAAAGGTTGACAACTGCAAAATATATGTTATAATACTATTATACTTTGTTAAACGAATATACACTGCTACACGAAAGGAAAATATGTCATTTGCAGATATGAAACAAAGAAGTAAATCCAACCTCGCGTCTCTAATCAAAGAGACTGAGAAAATATCCAATCCAAATACATTCGGTGAGGTAGATGATCGTTACTGGCGTCCAGAGTTGGACAAGTCAGGTAATGGTTATGCCGTTGTCCGTTTTCTTCCGGCTCCAGATGGAGAAGAATTACCTTGGGCTCGTATTTGGAATCATGGTTTCCAAGGTCCAGGCGGTTGGTACATTGAGAACTCTTTGACTACTCTTGGTCAAAAAGATCCTGTGAGTGAATACAACTCACAACTCTGGAACTCTGGTATCGAGGCAAACAAAGAGATTGCCCGTAAACAGAAGCGTCGTTTGAATTACACCTCTAATGTGTACATCATCAAAGATCCATCCAATCCTCAAAATGAGGGACAGATAAAACTGTATCGTTATGGTAAAAAGATCTTTGATAAGATTAACGACTTGATGAATCCAGAGTTTGAGGATGAGTCACCAGTTAATCCATTTGATCTTTGGGCAGGTGCAAACTTCAAGATGAAGATTCGTAAAGTGGAAGGATACTCCAATTACGATAAGTCAGAGTTTGAAGCTCCCTCTGCTCTTCTTGATGACGATGATCGTTTGGAAGAAATTTGGAATAGTGAACACTCTCTCAAAGAGTTAGTAAGTCCAGATAAATTTAAATCTTATGAAGATTTGAAAGCCAAATTGGATCGTGTTCTTGGTCTTGGAACAACCACGGACAAGTCTTCAGATGTTCCTTTTGATGGCGGTGAACCATACACTCCACCACCAAAACCAGTTGAGAGTGTGACTGCTGAGTCAGATGATGGAGATGAATCTATGGATTATTTTCAGAAACTAGCTCAGGAAGCTTAGGCTCCATACGCTAAATCAAATGCAGCTTTGGTGGACTCCCCAGATCTAACAGGTTGAGGTACAGTTACAGATTGTCTAGAATTTACTGACGAGCTGTTATCCACACTTGTATTGTTTATGATTACAGGGGTTCCACCACCTGCCATTCCTGCCAATGCATTTTCTTGTGACATATTAACAAGATTAAGTGCTCTCTGAAATGCTGCCACAGTAGCATTATCTAGAAATGCATTTTCTTGTGACATATTAACAAGATTAAGTGCTCTCTGAAATCCTGCCACAGCAGCATTATCTAGAACCATTTCTCCTTGATGAAGATTATATAATCCAGCTGAGGGAATTATTCCACCCACTGCTCTACTTTGTATTTTTGCTATCTGTTCGTTTAATTGAGCAATTTGTTCGATTCTATCCTCTTCAGTGAACTCACCAATTCCTAATACACCCTCAGCTAATTCTCTCTGTTTTACTCGTTCCAATTCTGCTCTAAGTTCTGCAACCTCTGCTGCTCTTTCTTCAGGAGTATCTTCACCGCCTGTGATAAAATCTACTCCAGCACTTATCAGACCAGCGCCAGGTATCATTGATGTAACAAGTTTCTTTAGATTGTCGAGACTGAAAAAGTCTTTGAAGAAATCAATAACTGGTTGAATCAGTTCCATTGGATTGTTGAACATGGTGTTTACAAATTTATAAACATCATCTAATAGACCATTCCAAATTTCAGAGAATGAAAAACTATCAAGAGATGCTTCTATTTCATCGAATCCAAAAAAACCAGCAATAAAAGAGATACCATCTTTAATAAAATCTGCTATTTGAAATACTGCACCATCAATAAACCCACCCACTGCACCTATGAGTCCATTAAGTAGACTAGCAAAAAATCCCTCACTTTTCTCTACTGCATCTTTAGTTTCAAACCCAGCATCAAAAAGACCCATGATGATTGACAAGGGTGCTGCTAAGACCCTTCCAATTCTAGCAAAAGTTTGAAATACACCTTTGAATGGGTTGAGGAAAGCCATGAGAGTATCAATAATTCCACCACCTGCACCTTTTACTGCACCAAATACACCTTTAATTGCATCAAAGGGTGCAGTGAGAGTTGTACCAATACTTTTTAAAGAGGAAAATACATTTCCGATACTCCGAAAAATTCTAGATATGAATCCACCTTCACCAGCACCTGTCTTAAATACATCCATAACTCCATCTATCAAATCACCTATTATTGAGCCAGTTGTGGTATTTACTCTCAACCATTTGAATGGAGCAGCTATTTTATCAAAAGCTCCACCAGTAAAGGCCTTCAGAGTTTCTATTGTTGTGTCAGCTATCTTACCTATTCTTTTGAATATGCTTGTTTCACCAGTAAAGAAGTTTGAAATTTTAGTAAAGAAACCACCAGTAAATCCTTTGACTGTTTCTATCGTAGTGTCTAAAATTGTTCCTATTCTTTTAAATACACTTGTATCACCTACAAAGAAGTTCTTTATCTTTGTGAATATACCACCAGTAAAACCTTTGACTGCATCCACTGCAGTGTCTACGACTGCTCCTATTCTTTTAAATATACTAGTTTCTCCAATAAAGAAAGTCTTTATCTTGGTAAATAACCCACCAGTGAATCCCTTAATAGAATCAACTACACCATCAATTACTGCTCCAATACGTTTGAAGAATGTACCCTCTCCAACAAAGAAAGTCTTTATCTTGGTAAATAGTCCGCCAGTAACCCCTTTGAGAGAATCTATCACACCATCAATTACTGTTCCAATACGTTTGAAGAATGATCCTTCTCCTATAAAGAAATTTTTAATCTTTGCGAAAAATTGACCTATAGAACCATCTGCCTTGAATGCAGCTATAATATCATCAACAAATTTTGGTCTTGGTATTGCATCTAATACTTTAATAACTGATTTTGTTAATCCCCCAATCAAACCTTTCAAAACTTTAACAATATCTTTTACTAAGTCACCAACATACAGTAACCATCCTGCTGCAAGTCCTGCTGCAAGTCCTGCCGCTCCAGCTCCTATAAGACCAAGACCACTTAATATGGATGTGAGAATGGAACTAGACGATGATGTATCAGCTGGTTCACCATTAATGTTCACAGTTGCTTTAAGACCACTAAGTAACTTCATTAATTCATTCTGTTTTCTATCTGCTTCTCTTTTGTTTTCTATTTCTAGAGCTCTATTACCTTTCAGTAGTTCATTCTGTTCTTTTAGAGTCTGGTTTACTTCCTGAAGATCAGCCACTTTGTACCTTTTTTGATTTGGATGAAGTTCTTTGTTTTAATGATGGAGCTGGAGGTTTAGTTTTTGATGCACCTTTGACATTACCTATATCTGGTGACATTCCTTTAGCAGCGTCAAAAGCTGCTTGAGCTGCAGCAGATCTTTCTAAAAGTTTATTTAAAAGTTCTTTGAACGTAATCATGCTCCTCTTTTCTTGTTCATTTCTTCAATTCTCTCATTCTCTTCTTTTACCCACTGGGCCAATAGTTCTTGGTATATTTGTTTTTCGTAGGGCAACATATCCTCTAGTTCCGCCAAACTCCAATGATGATGTTGTATCATAGCAAAATTATTCAAGTAATATGCTTCAAGGGAGTTATGACTTAGGCCGATCCGAAAAAAGAACCAACTCCTTCTATAGTTTGTGTTACCTCTTCTCCACATTTTTCACATACCCATTTTATATCATGCTTTACCTTAGGCATAGTTTCAAAAAAGTCTCTCAACTTAGCAAATTGATTAGAGTTCAGAGAATTTAAAAAATCATCTATTTCCTCTTTAGAATGATCTTCAACTGAGAATAATTCCTCTTTGAAATATATCTCATGTATGGAAGATCTCATCATATCAAAAACTCCATCGATATCAGATTTGAAAGTTCCCATAATATCCACGCTGGGATATTTCATTCTAACAGTCACCTCATCAGAAAGTTTTATGATATCCTTATGATTCTCATTCTTAACCACCTCTACAGCACTTAGGTCAAACTCTACATTGGTGACTCCCCCACAATCTCCAAGGTGTTTCATTGCAAGAGTTGTTTTTTCACCAACAGCTTTTGATCTAAGTTTGAGAAAAATATACTCAAGATCAAACACAGGAGATCGGTCAACTTTATAACTCTTAGTCAAAACACATTGAGAGATTACCTGCTTTAATCCTCTCATTATCTCTTTTTCATCTCCACCTTCCATTGCCTGAAGGAGGACTTTTTCTTCTTTGACCAAGAATGGTCTGTATTCTATTTTATCGCCAGTAGATGGAAGTTCCAATTCATACTTGGCTGTATTCATAACTGGTAAAGCCATGATATTCCTTTCAAATCATTTTATAAAACGCTTATCCATTTCTTAAATTTAAATGTTACTGGAAGTCTCAATACCTCATTGCCTCCAGAATGTGTCAATGCAACCTCTCCAACTACAGCAGGGTATGCTTCCTGTAATGTAACTTTATATGAAGCATCGGCAAAAGATTCTGCATTATTTCTAATTCTAGTAATGTTAATATCTGAGGTATAATCAT